CAGTCGATATAGGCAGAGACAGAATCGTCATACCCAATCCCTTCATAGGCTCCAATGTACCGATGGTCTACCCAACTTCCGTCCTTGTAGAACGCAGGGTGAGCTTCATAGCCGTCTTGACTTACAGGCGAAACACTCCAAGAATGAGTCGTTCCAGCATACGAATATTTATACCAGAACTTCGGTATTTCAACCATGACTTGCCCATCTGTACCATCCAAATTCGCGGCGGTTGAACAATCAGCTTTCAGGGTGCTATCCGTTGAACATAGGTAATATTGCACAACTCCTGCATCATTTAAAATGCACCGTTTCATGGTGGCTTGAACCGGGAGCAATGAGTCACTGAGACTTACTGCTGCGGTTTCCCCAGTTGTTGTTCCTGTACGTACTAATGTTGGGCTTGAATTGCTCTCATCCCAATCCACGCCGTAAGCCGGTGGAATAACAATAGTGTTCACAGAAACGCCTTGCAACGTCACCCCTTCCAGTGTGGCCGCCATCCCAGCGCACGGGAGAAGCAGAATCAGTGCGATTGTAATCAGTAATAGTTTTTTCATTTAGTTATCCACCTCGTACCAATTACTCCCGTCACAAATAAGCGTCCACCCGCCATAGGTGCTAACCGTCTGGTCGGCTTCAGCCAGCAGGAATATATCCTGGTTGCCTGTGCTTTCGTTGTATTCAAGAATCGCGTCATTCCCGGTCCCAGTTCGTACAAGATGAATCACCTGTCCTGACGTACCGCCTATGAACCCCCCAATGGTGACAGAGTTAGATGTCGTGTCAATAAACACCACATTCACGCCGGTTACGTCCACGTTATCTGTGGGGCCGGTTGTGGAAGCGGTAGCTGTGGCATTCACAATAGCACCAGTCACATTCAGACTCTGTGCCGACCCATCAAACTGCATAACGGTAGCCATCGTTCCAGGAGTCCCACCAGCACCAAGCAATCGCCAATAGAAATCTGCAATCACACCGTCGTCCGTGGTTGTGGTAGGATTAGCGTAAAAGCTGAACGTGGTTTCAGTCGGGTCAGCCTGTGCGCTTGATTTGCCTGATATGCCTGGGGTGGCGGAGGCTGCTGTGGTTACTGTGGTTGCGCTCACAGCCGCAGGGGTGGTTGCACCAATTACCGTGTTGTCTATCGTGCCGCCAATTATCACGGGCGAAGTGATAACAGGGGCAATCAGTTTCTGCACCCCGTCAACGATGGTTTCGGAGTATGCAACAGAACCAACCAGGAGAACACATAAAATTAATCCAAGAATCTTTTTCATGTTATCCTCCCTTATATTCCTTTGAATATGACTTCAAGCCCGTAAGTTGCACCGCCGGCATTAGCGTACACAAAGTCGAGTTCGGTGCCTTTATCGAATTCCATGGGCCTTTCGAGGTGCCAAATGTAATCAGCAACCGTTGTCATATCCACGGTAAGCAAAACCACATCGTACGGCGCACCCGCCTGATGGTCGAGCGTAGCGGTGAAGTTAACCGCACCGGCAGCACCGCCCGCCGCATCAAGATGAATCCGAATAGACTCAAGTTGCCACGCCCCATCGGGTGCCAGTGTTGACGCTATTGCTGCCGCTCCAGTAACACGATGGAACCTGGTATTCGCCATTATTCAACTCCTTAAAAGGGGAACCGAAGCTCCCCCGGTTATTGTTTAAATCTTACAGAAGAGCTTGGACATACGCACCGTCATCAATCGGGGTGTAGTAGATACCAGCCTTTCCTGTACCAGCGGTTAATGTACCGACAGTCGGCAAAACGCCAATGGTCCCAACACTCGTGGCAGTCGCGGTCGGAGCGATACCAACCATGAAGTTCATGTCGGTCGGGAACAGCGTAATCCCTTCCGTGCTGAGTATTGCAGCGGTAGCCAGAGACACGCCTGGGAAGATAACCCGTTCGCCTTGATCCATAGCATGAATGGTAGCTGATGCCGCAGAAATGTCCTGCAAGGCAACCGTTGGGGTGGTTGAGGTATAGGTGAAGTTTATCAATGTACCTGCCCCAACAAGAGAAGTCTCAGTGACCTCGATCCACATAGCGTGTACCAGGATACGATTATACACTGTGAAGAGTTCTGCTTGTGCCGCACCCCACAGGCCAAATGCCATGTCGGTTGTTTCGACCAGCAGGCCATCGTGAATGTCAGCAATCCTGTTTCTTGTACTTGGGTTGTAATTCGCCATCTTTTTATCCTCCTGGATAAGGGCATGGTCATCCTTCCAGACCACCCTGATTTAGAAACCCTCTATCTAAAGGGCCTCTCAACGTCCTTCGCCGGTTCCTTCCTGGCAACCTTTGCCGGTGCTTTGACTTTTGCGGGTTTAACCGCCAGTGCTGCGATTGCCTTGTCTATCTCAACCTTCACAATGGCGGTGACTTCCCCTATTTCATCTTCTCTTAATGGCATTTTCAGCCTCCTGAAAGGACGGCTGAATTTCTCAGCCGCCCATGTTAAACGGTTATGCTATCGCGGTTACACTCTGCGGAGATGCAAACCTGGAGCCACTCAAAATGCCAATCATTGACATGATCGAAGCGCCGGTCGGATCAGCCTGTGCGATTCGAAAACCGACATGCCCAGCGAGCAACTGCGTGTCATCCAATTCGATGACAAACATGGTGTTGGCAACCGCCGTCGGAATCAAGCCGGTTGCGGCCACGGTCACTTCGGTCCTGGCGCTGAGAACATCACCGAGCGCACCTTCAAAGTCAACAATGCACTGGTAATAGGCGAAAGTAATTGGAGTGTGAGTAGCCGGAGCGGCACCCAATGCGCTGCAAGACTCAACGGTAATGACACCATCAGCAGCCGGGGTTGCGCCATAACTGATGACAACCGACAGGTGGCTGTAATTCTCCATGTTAACGACCAGGCTGTTCTCAGCCGCTGTATGGTCAGCAGGCTCAAAAAGCTGGACCAGGTGACCTTCTTCTGCAAGTACAAATCCCATGATAAATCCTCCTTAAAAGCCTGGGTGTTACCCCAGGCGGTTATTTCTGTTAGGTTCTGCTGTCCAGGACGATAAAATGCGACTGGGTTGAACCCGATCCGCCCTTATACGGAACGAGGGCTGAAGCCCTCAAAGTTTGCCCATCCAGCCTGATCACAAACTTGATCACTTCCTCATCATACAGAAATTGCACATGGATGGAAGTCTCTGATCTTACACCCCCTTTTTCCGCAAGAATGTATCCTTTAGAAAAATCTGCGAAGATGATATCACCCTGAGTTCCGAGCGTACTGCAATGCTCGATGGGATTTACAGGACGTCCAAACAACGAACCACCGGGGGCGTTATTCAGAGTATTGCCCGGGGGTAGGTATACCGGGACTCCACCCGTTCCCACAGCGATGGACATAGTGAAAAGCTGGGGGATGAGATTTTGGTTGATATACCATTCGGCCGAATTAAGACTTCCGGCAAACATGCGAGAATACATATTGATAACATTCTCAGCCAAAAGGGTTTCTTTCGCCTGGCCGGTTTCCTTACCGACACTCACCAACGCGCCCGAATTGAGGATTCCGAGGGGTTGGCCGGCTCCAGTGCCTCTTATGATGTAATCATCAATTTTGAACCCAAATGCGGATACAAACGCCGGACGAATCCAACTCTCCAAGGCCACCGAGTCCTGCATCAACTCTTCGGTCAGGTAACACAGCCCCATGGTTTTTTTCAGATTAAGCTCAATTTCACGGAACTTGGGCTTGCTTGCTGTCGCGGCTGCGGCTTCAGCTTTGGGATAAACCTGAATCCCCCCATAAAGAGTGGATTCCCTCGAAGTTTCATCGACCCCATTCAACTTGATCCCGTTCGAGTTGCCTGAAATCGTGACCCTGCGGCACTTAGGCGCAAGCATCCCGGTTTCAATCATTTCCTCAAACAATGTTGAGCTGAAATCCTGCTGAACCAAAAATCCGCCCTCGCTGGGGGTCGTCTCATTAAGGCCCGTCGCCGCATTGAAAAGCCTTGGGTCAATATGACCGTTGGGCCTTCCGGCGGATATAACCGCAGAAATCTGCTCACCAAATGACCCGAACTTCTCCTTGTCCTTAATGGTGATACCGTGGCCTTTGTTATCAGGCGCCGGTTTGGTCAGGGTTTCGGCAGGTTTCCCCAGGACAACCATCATCCGTTCCTCGCGCTCACGAACGTCAAGCTCGTTGCGGAGTGCCTGGACCTGATCCAAGATGTCATTCTTCACCTGAAGTTCCGAATCGTTAGGACTTCGGTTCTCGGCAACACATGTGGCATCAATTTTTGAAGATGCCGCCATCAGAGACTTAACCTCTTCTTTGAGCTGTGTAATAGTTTTCATATCGTTCTCCTTATTTAAGTAACCATTTCAGATACAATTGTTAAAAGTTCCGCCGTTCGGTCCTTCCGCTTCGGTTCCTCCTCAACATCCCGCTGAGTGCCGTCGTCAACATCCCGCTGACCGGCGGAGTCCTTGATAGGTTCAACTTTTTCGACATCTGGAAGCTCAACATCCCGCTGGTCTTCCTTTGCCTCATCAGTAAACCCTTTAGCCAGGACTTCTTTCGCCTGTGTTGTAGAGAATCCAGAATTCTTGAGAATTTTCTCCAGTTCACGGGCGGTTGGGGTTTCGCGTCCAACAACGAGCTGATCCGGCACGTTGCCAAACACCTTCAAATCAAATGAAGTGGCTTTCGCCTTCTCATCGCCCGTATCATCTTCGATAGTGTCGATGAACCCCATTTTCAAAGCTTCTTTGGCAGTCATCCACGTCTCGGCTGCCACTAAATCCTTTATTTCCGATTCTTTCATGCCTGTTTTCGTGATATATGTGCTCATAATTGTCACACCGATTTTATCAAGCAGATCCGCTTCCTTGCGGAAATCATCAGCGTTACCGGCTTGCATACTCCACGGTTCGTGGATCATCAGAAAAGCGTTCTCGGCCATACGGACTTCATCGGCGCCCAATGCAATCACGGACGCTATGGAAGCGGCCAGACCGTCAATGTGTGCCACAGTCTTGCTCTTGTGCTGTTTAATTGCGTTAAATATAGCCGTTCCGTCAAACACAGCGCCACCCGGGGAATTGATTCTGATGTGGATGGTATCAGCGGTGAGGGCATTTAGCTCTTTTACGAAATCCTCCGGAGCCACCCCCCAGAAACCAATCTCGTCATAAACGTAGACGGTTGCCTCAGCAGCCTTCGCTTTATTCTTAACTCCGGCCATGTTTCTTGGCTGGAATACACTTCTATTCATTCTCATTGTTCCGTCCTCCTTGAAATCTCGCAGGCTCTCTGGCCTTTGAGCGTTCGGCTACTGTGGACTCAATTAGTTTTAACACCGTTTTATCAGTCGCGTCCTCCCCAGGAACGACAGGTTTTGGTGGAATTGATTCGGCTTTTTCTTCCGGCTTGTCGCCAGCAAACTCAAGGGATATCATGTTCATGGGTACTAGGTGGATGTCTCCGCCTTCAACGGGATTCATGTCTTCTTTTTCTCGAACCTCGTTTATGCTGAATACGCCTTGGTTCAACATGGTCTTGTAAAATTCGGACCTGTCTTTTGTGTTGGCTCTCAGAAGCCCTTCGAGGACGTGCTTGAAGTAAAACCCTTCCTTGACTTGACGGGCTGACAGCAATTGCATCTGGTAGTTCTGTTCAAATCTCACGCACCACGGCAAAATTGAATCAGTAACGAAAGATGATTGCTCGGATTCGATGTTGGAAAAACTGGATTTGGTCAAATCCTTCAATTTATGGGGCGGAAGATTAAACCACCTGGCGACTTCAGGTATTTGAAAAAGTCTGGTCTCGAGAAATTGCGAATCTTCCGGCGGTATCCCAATCTTCTCAAGCTCCATGTTATCTTCGAGAAGCATCAAGCGATGAGCCTGACCGAGGCCGCTGTAAGAATCCATCAGGGACTTCTTTAAGTTGGAGTGGGCGACGGGGTCCAACTTACCCGGGTGCTTTATAATGATACCCGGGTGGGTTCCCTTTCCGAAGTAGTTACTTCCGAATGTCTCAAGCGCCATTGACAGCCCAATGGACTTTCTGGCCATGGCTATTACGGAATATCCTGTAAAACCGTCGAATCCAAGCCCGGCAATGTGTAAAACCTTTGCTCGGGGGAGGATAACATGCTCACCGGTGTCTGGGATCTGAATCTCGTAAACAAGTTTAT